GGACTCTTCATTGTTTTGGGTACGAAGTACATACGAGCAGGCAGCTCGTCTGCCTCGTCGGGGAAACTGACACGGTCCGCTCGGCTTGAATACAGGGTATGATCCCTGCCACCGAGGCCGGAAACCGCCCATTCCATGTAAGGAAAGACGCGGTCAAGTCGGCTAGGCCAGTAAGCAAGATCCCACTTTGCGTTTCCGCGCAGTCGGTCTGCTGTGGCCCCTGGTCCGTGTCTTGGACGCAGATCACCTTCGTAGATCTTTCGATCTACGTTGGAGAATACATCTGCGAACAAGATGGATGCAATCCTGGAGAAATCCTGTAGGATCTCCTCTGGATGGTTGTCATCCCAAGTACCAGTTTCCTCATCTGCGTTGATAAACGATTCCAACGTCTCGAGTTCTCGCCCTGGAGTACAGGGCATCTCGAGCTTCGCATACAGGTAGCATAGCTGCCTGATAGCGAACACGGATTCGGTCAGAATGTCATCAACGTTCTGGCGAACAACGCCATGTTCATCGAACACATTGCGAAGGAAACCTCCGAGAAATCGGGGGAGCCCGCTTGCATCACGCCGGAAGGCGGTAAGCAAGTCGTCGCAAATCCTGCCCCGGTCGAGCGACTCTTCAATCGCTTTCCCAAATGCAGGAAGGGTAATCGTCAAAAACGATATGCCCTCATGTTCGACACGGCTCTTGACTGTTAACCAGTCACGAGCGGCGCTTGTGTGACATCTGCTCGCGAGTTCATTTGCGAGCACACGCCAGAGTTCTGCTTGGCTTTTCAAAGTGCCCCTTTCAGGGGTCGCTTTCCAAGGCCAACAGAATCCCGGTCTGGATCAGCTCTCTCCACCCAGAAGCTGGGTGGTCTTGGCGTTGGTAGACGCCGTGAGATACGCAGTAAGCGCATTCACGATGTCCGCCTGCTGGGCAATGGTGTAACCCGTCTTGGGCACATCCACCACCAGATACGCCGACATCGACGCCTGGACGTTGATGCCCGCCATAAGCGGGTCAGCAGCGACCTTAGAAGCGTCGAGCCGGATCAGGTGCCGAGTACGCTTCCCGTATGTGTGGGAAACGCTCAGCTTGGTAGCCTGGTCCGGAGTGGAGAACGAACCAGCGTTCTGCCCCGAAGAAACGCGGGGCAGGGACGTAGCGGTACCAGCAATGGTAACGCTCTGGGGATCGGCAAACATGGCCTGTTGGCACTCTTTCGTGAAGGGACGGTAAACCGTCATGGATGGAAAATCCTGGCAGTTTCCCCTCTCATGAGAGGTCTAACCAGAACCAAACTAGCCGCGACGACCTCGGGTCATACCGAGGGCGGCTAGGATGGCGGTCTGCGTCGCGCTAAGCGACGCGGACGCTCCGAACCCGAAGTACGGGGTAGCTGGATGACGATGTTTCGTTTCCGTAACATTCTTCATCGTGCTGGTGTACTTCGAATTGTCACCGACTCCTACATGATAGGAGTTGTTCCAAGTCGAAGACATCATATACCCGTACCGGAGGACGAGACCGTCATGGCCTAACGCGGAGACATTATGAATAATGTCACCCGCATTGCCAAACCAGTCCGCAGCCCACGACCAAGGTGTAAGGTTCCAAACGACCTCCGGCGTAAGCCGGGTGCCGAGCAGCTTATTGGCGTAAGCCTCAAAGCGAATTGCTCGAGCAGCTTGGTCGTTGGTTACAGGCAGATGGTAGGAGAAAGCTCCTTTAAACCACTGCTTGTTACCACTATCCCACGACACAGTTACCTGTGCGGGATCGTACACATTGGTTTGTCCACCCAGGATCAAGAAACCGCCACCTCGAGAGATGCCGGTATTCCTATTGGACGGAAAGTCGTACCCCACCCGGATGTTCTTCCCTGAGCCAGCCTGAAAATCCTTGATGATTTTCGCATGGTTTTTGACGACCCGCGCGAAGTTGCGCAGATCGCTCACAAAGGGAAGCCAACCAAACTCATAGTTAAGGAATTCGTTTCCGGATCCCTTGGCAATGCGAGTTTTCTCTCGCCACAGGCTTGCGCCTGCGATGTGCGGGAGACCATCGGACAGCGTTTCACCCATAAAGGTGGTCGCTGAGAAGATGGGGTCGGTCGGTGTTGTACGAGCAATGGCTGTTGTTCCGTTCGCACGGACTTGTGAGTCCGTCGGATCGGTGATGGCTTGACCACTAGGTGGTTGAAGCACATCCAACAGATACCACTGGCCTCCAAGCTTTGGATATTGCTTGGTATTCCAGTGTCTCCCATTGGCAAACTGGTAGGTCGTAATGTTCCTTGTAAGGAGCATTGCCGACCCGCTATCTGCCGGGCCATTGCGCTCAGCCTGCGTGGTATTGTGACCCCACGCGATCTTTTCTTCACCACCTCCAAGAACTTTGGAGTGCGGCTCGCCTAAACCTCCAGAGGAGGCACAGGTTTGCCCGATGAAGGATCTCTGCCTAATTGGCATAGGGCTGATCGACTTCCTAAAGGGTTGTGGGACTAACATTCGGCGTGCACATATGTACACAAGCGCGGGAGGCTTCTTTAGGGGAGCC